CTAGTAAAGGTATTATCGCTTTCTCTAATTCACCCTCCAATGAATCAATTGTTGCACCTAATCCAAGAGGGTCACCAATTTTTTTTAGAGTTTTTAATATAGGTTGATACTCCCCTAACAAGGTTTCAAGTTGAATATTAACTGGTTGGTCAGGCGTTTTAACATCTTCCATTATGACTGGTGCATTTAATTTTGTTATTCTAAACTCACATTGTGTTAAAAAATTTGCTATCGCTTCTGTTTGATAAAAAGCTAATCTTTCAGGATAAGAACCATTTGATAAATCTGGTTCATTAGTCATACCAACATCATTGGATGCTTTTCTAATCGAGTCTAGTAAATCTGTTTTCAAACCCATTATAGTCTTCCATGTTTTTTATTAGTTTTTTCTTCTGCTTTTTTTAATACCACTCTATAATCTTTTTTTAAAAAATCTGGTGTTTGACCATTTACACTTATGGTGTCGTTTGAATTATTCATTATATCACCATATTCTTTACTAACCAACTCATTCATTCTATTAGTAGTATATTGACCACCACCCATTGTTTTCCATTCACCATCTTGAGCTGTTTCATTTAAAACATCATTTAATACCGAATTAGATGTAAAAGATTTTTTTTCAACTATTTTTTTTGGTTGTGGTTTAGTTTGAGTTGGTTGTTTCAATTCAGTTATCACTTCCTTGATAGCCATCGCAACTTCTTCTCTAACGATTTGTCTAATTATAGTTTTTATATTTGTTTTTTTCTTTTTCATAATTACCTCTATGTATTTGGTTCTATAAAATGTTTGTTACTTGTTATATTTATAATCTCATTTTTTAAATTTGAAACAGTTGCTTGTAAAGTTACTCCACCCTCCCCTACACTACCAGCAGACATCGTTGGGGTTTGTGGTCCAAGACTTGTATTTATTTCTATCTTAGATATTAAATCTAACATACTGTTCAACACATTCTGTAATGGTTCACCTAAAACCATAGATTGCATTTCTCTACTTGAACCATTTGGTGTTGGATTACCTAAAAATGTTCTCTCCGATTCAATTATTAAATCTTCGTTAGTTGATATTGTTAAATGTCTACCAGTTCCAATATGTACATCTTTTATTGATGATAAATAAATGTCATCAAGTTTTGTATTAATTGTAATTCTATCAGAATGAAACAATACTTGGTTACCACTATAACCATCTACTATAACAGCAGCGTCTTGATTGTTATTAACACTTGAAACTAATTGTTTCATAAGTCTATTGACATTATCAGGTAATATCGAGTCTGAACCTAATGTAAATCCAAATACCTCTGTTGATGTTTCATCCTCTATGTCACCTCTAATATAACTTGGAAAATGTTGAGCTAATGTTCCATTTGAAGTTATGGTTATCAAACTACCATCTGCAAGAGTTTCAGAATAATTTTTATTACCTCTTTCATTTGAAATAAAAATATAAGGATTATTACTCCTACTACCAACACGAACACTATTTCCATGTCTACCTTCAATTATATAATCCCCAGTTACCTCATTGATAATTGGTCCATAATCTAAATCTTTATTTCTATATTTTTCTAATCTATCGTGTATAGCATCCTCTTCTTTATTAAAATTTAAACTTTCACCTCTTTCACCTCTTGGTGTATTTGTTGTTTGGTTATTTTCATCAACCACTAATTCTTTTTTAAAATTTAAATCAGGATTCCAAGTTGGTGAATTATTAATTGTATTTAAAGGTCCTAAATAATAATTAATTTTACCAATAGTACAAAGTAAAACTGGGTCTCCTTTTGTTGGAACATCTCCGTGATTTCTTAATAGAGGGAAATATCTATTGTCTTCACTAAAGGATTGTTGTCTTCTTTTACCAACCTTTGATGTTACATGTGATACAGCATAAATTGAATTTATGGTTTGATTACCTTTATAACCAAGTGATTCAGTAGAGTGTACTACCTCCGCACAATAACCAGGTACAAATTGTAAAAATATAGGAACAGAATATTCTTTACCTGCAAATCCCTTTACTTTCTGTCCTGAGAATGTTGAAAATGTTGAACCCATTAGTTAGTCCCTAAATCTATTGTTTTATTTTTTGTAGCTTCAAGTCTTTCACTTTCATTCTGTAAATCATTTACAGTATCTTGAAGTGTTCCCATTAATTCTTCTTTTTCCTCATCTGATAACAACATAGATTCATCAGATTCACCACTTGATTTACTTATAATTCTTTGTAGTACACCAGCAAGTTTAACCAGATGTTCATCATTACGAACGGCCGTATCCATATATTCTTTTATAATAGGTGCTACCATAACCACATCATCTATGGTTGTTATGAATCCATGTATTTCTGATATTAACAAATCTATTTGAACTTTACGCTTTGTGGTGTTTTCGTAAATATCTTTTGTTAAGTCTTGAAAGGTTTTACCCTCAAATATTTCTTTTCCGTCTGCCATACAATCTCCAATTGAATGTACTTATTCATATATAAATATTAAATTTGTAAGAAATTGAATGAAATAAAAAACCCTCATTTAAGAGGGTTTAATATTTAAAAGAATGAACCTGATGAATTGTCTATAATAGAACCTTGTCTATAATAGGAGTTCACCAACTTTTTATAATGTTTTTTTAGGATATTAACAACTGATGTTATATGAGTGGTTTCCACATCTGTCATTTCTCTAATTAAAATATAAATGGCTTTTTTATTAAAGTTTTCTATATCTTCTCGTTGTTTCATTAAATCAATAATAGCGTATCCTATTTTTAAATCTCTATCTTTTTTAAAGATACCATTTAAATTTGAATCAAAATATTTAATTATCTCATCAGTTAATGTAATATAGTCCGAATCATTAAAGTTACTTGATTTATTATATTTATCTAATACCTCCATTTTATCGTGAGATTTTAATTTTTTATAATTATTATTGTTATGAAGAATTAAATAGTTTTTAGCCACAACTGAAAAATAACTAAATGCCTTTGAACCTTTTGTGTGGTCGTATTTATGCATGTTCATAACCATAAACGCAACTACTTCGTGTTTAATATCTTCAAACCCATAATCAAAATAAGTAAACTTAAATGTATTAATTATATTCTCAGCCAACTTATCAAACGCCGCATGTATTCGTGTTCCATAAATTATATTTCTTTCATTTTCATCACTCGATGAGTTATATTCTACAACTGCATTCTGAACCTCTTGTCCGAAATAAACTTTACGCTTTTTCTTTTTAACTATTTTTTTAATTTCAGCTTTAACATCATTAACTTCTTTAGTTTTCTTTTTTGGCATCTTGTATCTCCTCTTCAAATATTCCATCTAAGGATAATTGAATTTGTTTTAGTTGTTCAAAGAAAAAACCAGTCTCATCGTCTGATTCATAGTGTCCTTTAGAATCTACAAGTTTCATTTTATCTGTTGAGAATTTAATCACTTGTTGTATTTCTAAAATCAATTCTTCATATTGTGTTATTCTTCGCAGTGAATAATATGTTAATACGGATGTAAAAACACTTATCAAGAAAAATAATATTGTTAAACCTATCCACATAATAATCTCCTAATTAAACAACTCATCAAATTTAGATTTTAAGTTGTCTACTTGTTTTTGTTCATCTTTTGTTTTTGGAACTTTTGTGTTGGTTGGTTGTTCAACTTCAGTTCCCCTTTTCCATTGGTCTGATTCAATATAAGTTGACATCATGTCAGCTTGATGTAAGATGTGGGGCATATTGGAACGAAGTCCAAAGTCAGGATTATAAGACATCAAGTATGCTTTGTTAGCTTCGTCATACATTCCATCTGTTAATTTGATTCCGATATATTCTTTATCCGTAACCTTAACACCATAGTGTTGAAGTAACCACAATGCTCTATCAGGAACTTTCATATATTGTAATGATGGATTGTGTTTATAAATCTCATCACGGTTCTTTCTATGCCAATCTGAATCTTGTGGGATATAATAGTCATGTTCTAAATCACCAACCTTACCTAAGTCGTGATGTAAAGCAGCAAAGACTAACTCCTCATCTGTGAAGTTAATCTCTGCTCCGTTCTTCTCCCATAATTGTTTTATCTCAAGTGAGTGACTTACAATATGAAGTATATGTTCAACATATCCACCGGGCATAGCATTGTGAAAATGTCCTTTAGCACTTGCAGGTGCAAACATCATTCTGTCTTGAAAGTCATTATAGAACTTTAAAAGATTGTCTCTTCTATCATCACCGATATGTGCATTAATAATATCTATTAATGTATTCCAATTTTGTTGTATTTGTTCTGCTGATAATTTTTTCATTATTCTCCTATCCATTCATAACCATATTTGGTAAATTTAATTTCTTTGTATTTTCTTAAAGCATTTCTATAAGGGCTGAATTTAATTCTCACACCCCAACCAAGATAATCTAATATATTTTTCTTAGTTACGAAACCTTTATCTTTAATAAAGTCTTTTATTTTTAAAACACTTTCTGTTTCACTAATTGAATCTAATTCAAAAA